AATCTATCAAATCATCCGTTCAGCACTAATGGATCCTGAGTTGGAAGAGTTGCCAACCGACTACCTCCGCGGTGTTGACTTCCGTATTGCTAAAACCAGCAAAGGCGGTTTTGCAGACTATTCTACTTCTAAGTGGAGCCGTCGTGAGCGTTCACTGACTGATCAAGAAAAAGCAGCTATTGACACACATGGTCTGTTTGATCTGTCAGCTTTCTTGCCCAAGAAGCCAACTGATGTTGAGCTCAAAGTAATGAAAGAAATGTTTGAAGCTTCCGTTGACGGTGAAGCCTATGACATGGAACGCTGGGGTCAATACTTCAAACCAGCAGGCATGAGTGCTGCTACAGGTGATCCTGTTGCTAAGGCCACAACTCGTGCAAGTGCTCCAGTTGATGAAGAAGGCGACGACGAACCTGCTGCACCAGCAGCTACTAAGGCAGCACCAGCAGCCGCTGCGGCTCCAGCAGAAAATGCTAGTCGTGCGCAAGACATTCTTGCCATGATTCGTAATCGTCAAAAGTAATAATTAACATGGCCCGGACCTCTGAGACATAGTTCTCATCGTCCGGGTTCTTCACTTCAGGAGAATAAAAATGGCAAAATTATCTAAATTAATAAAAGTAAACGAATCAATTTCTATCAATCGCTATGACAACGGTTGGATGGTAGAAATTGGCGGCAGAAATAAGAAAGAAGATTGGACCAACACTAAAACTCTTTGTAATACAGAAGCAGAGTTGATTGACCTAATCAAAGAATACAATTCAATGGAGTTAGATCAATAATGGCAAAGGCATTCGATATTTCTAAATTTAGAAAGTCAATTACTAAGAATATCGAAGGTCTTAGTATTGGCTTTAACGATCCCACTGATTGGATTAGTACAGGTAACTATGCCTTGAACTATCTAATCAGCGGTGATTTCCACAGGGGTGTTCCTTTGGGCAAAGTCACTGTGTTTGCCGGTGAATCGGGTGCCGGCAAGAGCTATATCTGTTCAGGTAATCTTATTAAGGCGGCACAATCTCAAGGAATTTATCCTATTTTGATTGACAGCGAAAATGCTTTAGACGAGGATTGGCTTAAAGCATTAGGTGTTGATACCAGCGAAGATAAGTTGCTCAAACTCAACATGGCAATGATTGACGATGTTGCTAAAACTATCAACGAGTTCATGAGCGAGTACAAAGCCATGCCCGACGCAGACAAACCTAAAGTATTGTTTGTTATTGATTCGCTAGGTATGTTGTTGACACCCACAGATGTCAATCAATTCGAAGCAGGAGATCTCAAAGGTGATATGGGTAGAAAGCCTAAAGCTCTTACGGCGTTGGTTCGTAATTGTGTTAATATGTTTGGTAGTGCTAATGTTGGTTTAGTAGCAACCAATCACACATATGCCAGTCAAGATATGTTTGACCCAGATGATAAAATCTCAGGCGGTCAAGGTTTTATCTATGCAAGTTCTATTGTTGTCGCTATGAAGAAGTTGAAATTAAAAGAAGATGACGATGGCAATAAGATTTCAGAAGTACGAGGCATCCGTGCTGCCTGCAAGATCATGAAAACTCGTTATGCTAAACCATTTGAAAGTGTACAGGTTAAGATTCCTTACGAAACGGGTATGAATCCGTATAGTGGACTAGTCGACTTGTTTGAAGCCAAAGGGATGCTTAAGAAAGAAGGAAATAGCCTAGTCTACACTACAAGCGATGGCGAAATTATCAAACAATTCCGCAAGGCCTGGGAACGAAATGAAAACCAAGGATTAGATAAAGCAATGGAAGACATTTCGAAACATGGTGAAAAATCTGTTTCTGGGATAACTAATACAGTTGTAACTGAAACGGAGATTGCTGAATGAAAGAAGACCTAATTGCAGATTTGTGGAGCGTAGTATCGGAACATATCCCAGAGAAGCAGAAAGCCAATGTGGCTTCTGATTTTGTTAATACTTTGTTGGACTACGGTATTAAAGATTCGGTACTTGAATCGCTACAAGGTATAGATCCTTTCCTTGACGATGCTATTGAATATGCTATTGATGGCGAAGAAATCGAGGAAGACGAAGACTATTATGAAGATGAGGAATAAATGAATTGGTACGATCGAGTTTCGAAAGATATCTCAGAAATACCAAATGCCGTGGCATATTATGAAGCCGAATTACTGGCTGCAAAAACAGATGCTCGCATAGCGGGAAACATAGAAAAAGCAGCAGCCTCTATGCCAGGCATTGTAGAAACTCGATTTAACCAACTTCAAGAAATCGAAGCTATTCTAGAATACTTAAACATAGAATTGCGTAGACTTCGCAGCCAACATTTTCGTAAGTATCTTGAAAACTATCAACGAGCTTTGTCCTCTAGAGACTGTGAAAAGTTTGTAGAGGGCGAAGCCGATGTAGTTGATTTTGAAAAAATTATCAACGAAGTAGCTCTACTTCGTAATAAATGGCTAGGTATTATTAAAGGCCTTGACATTAAACAATGGCAGGTTTCTAATATAGTTAAACTAAGAACTGCCGGCCTAGAAGACGCCACTCTTTAAATATCCTCATAATCTGACCATATAAATAAGACTATGAAAATAGTCTTAGTCACAGGGGGCTTTGACCCTATACATTCTGGGCATATCGCCTACTTCAAAGCAGCAAGAACACTAGGAGACATGCTCCTAGTAGGCATCAATTCCGACGAATGGCTTATTCGTAAAAAGGGTCGAGCATTTATGCCCTGGAACGAGCGTCTTTGTATTGTAAACAATCTATCGATGGTAGATGAAGTTTATACCTTTGACGACGAAGACGGATCAGCTAAACATTTTATTCAACAGGTTAGAGCACATTATCCGGATGCAGAATTAATATTTGCCAACGGCGGTGATAGAACTAAAGACAATATACCGGAAATGGATGTCGTAGATCCTAACATTAAATTTGTTTTTGGTGTAGGTGGCGAAGATAAGAAAAACTCTAGTAGCTGGATTTTAACAGAATGGAAAGCTCCTAAGACAGAAAGACCCTGGGGGTATTATCGTGTGCTACACGAAAATGGTCGAGAAGTTAAAGTTAAAGAATTAACAGTAGATCCGGGCCAGTGCCTAAGTATGCAACGCCATCAAGACAGATCAGAACATTGGTTCATTGCAGAAGGAACAGCAGAAGTATATACCATAAACAGAAGCACAGATCAAGAACTAGTCGGTGTATTCCATAAACATCAGAGTTTACATATAAAGAAAACAGAATGGCATCAACTTTGTAATCCGTCAAACGATCCTCTAAAAATTATCGAAATACAATACGGTAAAGAGTGTATAGAAGAGGACATAGAAAGACAATGAAAGTATTTGTAGGCTACGATATTAGAGAAGATATTGCATATCAAGTATGCGAATATAGTATTAAAAAACATCAAGATGCAGCAGAAGTAATTCCTCTTAAACAAAGAGAATTAAGAGAAAGCGGCATTTATACAAGAGCAGTAGATCCTCTAAGTTCTACAGAATTTACTTTTACAAGATTCTTAGTTCCCTATCTCAGCGATTATAAAGGTTGGGCTGTGTTTGTAGACTGTGACTTTGTATTTGTTGACGATGTGAAAAAATTGTTTGACCAGGCCGACGATCAGTACGCTGTTATGGTAGTTAAACACGATTACACTCCCAAAGAAGGATTAAAAATGGATGGCTGTAAACAGTTACCATATCCTAGAAAGAACTGGAGTTCTACTATTCTGTGGAACTGCGGTCATCCTGCAAATAGACAAATTAATCCAGAAGTAGTAAATTCACAAACAGGTCAATATCTACATAGATTCCAGTGGCTCAGTGACGACCTTATAGGAACATTGCAACCTGAATGGAATTGGTTAGCGGGCTGGTACAAAGAACCTAACGACGGTGAACCTAAAGCCATACATTATACCGAAGGCGGACCTTGGTTTAAAGAGTACAGACGATGTGACTATCACAAAGTATGGAAAAAATATCTTCGTGAAATGTTAAAATGATTTTTTTAAGTAAAGAAGGACAAGACCCTTATATTAATTTATTTGCTAGGGGCTGTCGCGAATCTATAGTAGATACAGACGATTTTGATTTTAAATCAAATAATGATCCTATAGTTTTAAGAGGAATTTTAAAGAAAAAGATAATACACCAATGTTGGAAAAATAAAAGAACTTTTTATTATATGGACACTGGTTATTTCGGAAATGAAAAAACTTCTTCAAATCCCAATGCTTGGAAATACTGGCATCGTATAGTAAAAAATGATCTTCAACACGGAGATATTATTCCTAGACCAGACGACAGATTTCAAAAATTTAATAAAAAATTTCAACCCTGGAAAAAGGGCGGTAGAAAAATATTAATCGCAAAACCGGACGAAAAGCCAATGAAATTTTATGGGTTGGACTTAGAACAGTGGTTGTCAGGCACTGTAGAAACTATAAAAAAATATACAGACCGCCCAATAGAAATTAGAGAAAGAAATCCCAACAGAATAGAAAGAGCAGTCAACGATACTTTACAAAACGCTCTTGATAATGATGTATTTGCTTTAGTTACTTTCAATAGTGTGGCAGCAGTGGAAAGTATATTTCACGGAATACCGGCATTTACTTTGGCCCCGGCCAATGCAGCCAGTCCTGTCAGCTTACAAGATCTCAGCCAAATAGAAAAACCATACTATCCCGAAAACGATAAATTATACGCATGGGGATGCCATTTAGCCTACGGACAATTTCATACTGATGAATTGAGATCTGGTAAGGCTATGGATATGTTGGAGAATCTGTGAAAGAATTATCTTTAGAACAATCATTTGTTATTGGTAGCGGAGATCGATGTACAACCAGCATCGATGAAAATAAACCTCTAATTGTTAGAGGTGTAACTAGCAAGACAGAAATAGATATTTGTAAAAATAATAATAGAGATTTTTATTATATTGACACAGGATATCTAGGAAATTTTCCAAGCATAGGCAATTCTTCAGGAAAGAAGATCTGGCATCGTGTAGTAAAAAATAAATTACAACACGATATTATACGTAGCGTACCTAAAGACAGATGGGAAAATCTTGTAAAACAAGATCCTAGGCTATTATGGAACGGTTGGAAAAATTATAATAAAAAAATATTGTTAGTGTTACCTAATCCTAAAGCCTGTAGATATTATGACATAGATTGTGATCAATGGATTGCCGAGACTACAGAAAAAATTAAAACATATTCTAACCTACCTATTGAAATAAGAGTTAAAGGTTCAAGAAGTGAAAGAAATCACGGGTATTCAATATATTCTGCTTTTGATAGCGGAGTATATGCTACTGTATCGTTCAACAGTATTGCATCATTGGAAAGTGTATTATATGGAATTCCTGCATTTGTATCGGTGCCCTGTGCTGCTACTCCCTTAGCATCCGATAATCTATCTTTGTTGAAAGATCCTTATAAACCTTCTTTAGATGTAATTTTAAAACAAAGTTATAATCTTGCCTATGGACAATTTTCGTCTGAAGAAATACACAACGGCCGTGCATGGAAAATAATAAACGAATATGAAATTATTACTTAACGATAAAGAAATTGCTAATTTTTTGTTTGTGCTAGTAGGCATAGATACTAAACCAATTAAAAAAATTCGATTTGGAATTGGACATGTTGATTCTGCGATTGAATATGTTTGCAGAGAAAAAAACAAAAGAAGTTTTAATATAAACAAAAAAAGAGATAAGTTTAAAGCCAAAATAAGAAGATCAGTTGAAAAAGATCTCGGCGCTTGGATGAAAGCTGTTAGCAATGAAATAAAGGTTCAAAGAGAAAAGAAATTTAAGTATCTTCACAAGAATTTAGAATATTTTATTAATAAGCTCGGTGAAGAAAATATATTAGATGCTTATTTAAAATTTGATCAAAAGAATTTTATCAAAGGTACAGGACTACACATAGACCCGGCCGGAAAATTAATGAGAAGAATTAATTTTTCCGATGCTAAAGAAAATTGTTTATTAAGAAACACTGTCGGTAACGAAAAGATACTTGTTGAAAAAATTGACAACAGATATCCTTTTTGGTTTATAGACAGTGGATACACTAATTTTGTAGAATCAAGTAAACGCTGGCATAGATTAGTTCCTAATCATTTACACTACGGAAAATTTTTCGATGCTCCTGTTGATAGATTAGGAAATTTTTCTCAATTTCCTAAACAATGGAGATTGGGCGGAGATAAAATTCTAATTATAGAACCTGGGAATTTTGCCGCAGATATTTTCCATGTTGATATTAAACAATGGCGATATGATGTAGAAAAAGAACTAAGTCAATATACAGATAAGAAAATTGTCTTTAGAGAAAAAACTCCTAAAAAAGTTAGATCTCCGTTATACAAACATCTGTTAAACGAAGATTATTATTGTGTAGTAAGTATTAATTCAAATGCTGCTACAGAATCTATTTGGGCAGGAGTTCCGGCCATTACTTTAGATACTCATATTACTAATCCTGTAACTAGAAATAAATTATCAGACATTAATAATCTACTAAGACCTAATCTTGCTCAGTGGCTGTGTATGCTAAGTTACAGCCAGTTTACTTATGAAGAATTATTAGACGGTACTGCTGTAGGTATTGTAAAAAAATATCATGCCTAAATATACCGCAGTAGCTTATTATGCAGGAATACCACCAGGAAACAAAAATCCTGAAAAGCCTGCCATATTAGATAATTTCATTGCAGGGGTAAATGCATCAGGCGATCAAGGAATCGCTCATCGTACTATGACAACATTGCCCTGCGATGTAGCATTGATACAGGGGTTTGTGCATGATCAAGGAAAAGATCTATCTCATTTAAGATTGAGGAAATCTGCTATAGATTTACAAAAATCTAACGGTAAGCGGTCTTTAATTGTTGATAGCAATTTATTTCTTTACGCAGATCCTAACAATACTAAGACATATCTTAGATATAGTTTCGATGGTGTTTTTCCTACAACTGGTTTTTATTTCGATAGAGATATAGATCCGACTCGTTGGCAAAAAATCAGTAGAAATCTCAACATTTCTTTAAAACCTTACAGAACAGAAGGTCATCATATATTGATATGTCTACAACGAAATGGCGGTTGGAGTATGAGAGGATTCAATGTTGTAGACTGGATGAATCAAACAATACATCAAATAAGGCAACATTCAAAAAAGCGAACAATTGTTGTTAGAGCGCACCCTGGAGATAAAAAAATTAAATCTATTCTTCAGGTCAATCATAAAAATGTTATTCTAAGTAAAAATACTAATCTTGTAGACGACTTGAGGGGTGCATGGGCTTCGGTAGTTTACAACAGTAGTCCTAGTGTAGCAAGTTTGATCGAAGGAATACCTACTTTTTTGACCGACCCGTTACCCCAACATAGTCAGACCTACGGTGTAGCTAATACCGATCTAGGTTTATTAGAAAATCCATTAATGCCAGATAGACAACAATGGATTGAAAGACTATCTATGTGTCACTGGAACTTCGACGAACTTAGATCCGGCGAAGCATGGAGATTTTTTCGACAATACATTTAAATGAACTGTTGCCAATACGGCTCTGTTCTTTCAATTTTCAAATCATCTCGTTTGCTGTGACCGATATTCTTTCTACTTCCTTTGAGATGATCCAGCCACGCTCCCCATTCGCAATTAATTAACGGATGACCTTCACCTGCACTCATTCCGGGGGCCGGTCTAAGATCATTTAAGTGTGCTGCCCAGTCTAGTTGTTTGAGAAAAGGCATCCTTTCTCTAACTCTATCAAATACAAAACTATCGTGCCATTCGTCTAGTTGAAATATGCCAGCTTCGGCTTTGTCATACATTCTTTGAAATTCCATTAAGAACATTTTTGTTTGTTCCGAATTTAAATTTAAAGAATACAATCCACATTCACTGTATTTTCCTTTTCTTCCGAGATAGCAGATGTCTGTATCTGCGGGAACCATGCGTTTCAATTCTTTTCTTGTGATAGGACTATGGCAAATAGTATCGGCATCCATCCAAATCAAGATATCTGCGTCGCAATTTTTAGCACAGTGAAAAATTGAGTAAACTTTGTGAGCAAATCTGATAGCATGCCACTTGAATCCCTTGCCGGCATCTTTTCTTCGCCTCTTAACTGGATCGTCGCTGACATCGCCATTGGCTTTGGGAACATTTTTCCATTTTTCTTTGAACGCAACAAGTTCTGAACTCGAGTTATGAAGATCTCTGACAATTAAATTTGGAGCAGACTCATAAACTTGACAATCTTCAGTGTATACATACAAATTCACTTCTGTAGGCCAATTTTTTATGAAAGTTTGTATCATCCGTTGACCATATTGCTCGTACCCTGCCTTGTGAAATGTAGTAACTACCGAAATTCTCATTTTCCTAACCTCCATATATGGTGTGTGCCTTGTAATTCAACTGCTCTATAGTTTCTTTCATACAAATCCTTGGACTGGTCTCTGTCAATGACATCATTTCCTTCAATTATTATATAAGGTTTATGAGTTAGCCACAACGGAATCGAGGGTCTTAGTTTATCTAATTGATCTCTATCGAAGAATATGACACTTATGCTGCTTAATTGAAAAATAGAATCAAAAGATTCTCGATGAATTATGTTTTTTGCCTTATAAGGAACTTCTTTTTCGGAAAATATGAAAACAGTATTGAATGTTTCAGCAATATTGTTTAACTTTCCAAATCCGTGTCCGATGACTAGGCAATTTTCTACATTTCCAACAAATTTTTGAATTCTTTTTCCGAACTTATTCATAATATAATTAAATACTCTGATATTTATAGACAAAAATGAAACTAAGAATTTATCGAGAGTACGGTGCGTTAAACAGCAAACCAATATTTGATGCTGTTGAGACCGGACTGAAGAAAATCGGTCATACTGTGGTCACTACCGGTGAGGATATTCCAATAATTTGGTCTGTTCTCTGGTCTGGCCGTATGGCTCCTAACAAAACTATCTTTGAGACTTGTAGAAAAAATCGTATTCCTATAATGATTGTGGAGGTTGGCAATCTCTTTCGAGGCAAGACATGGAGAATTTCTTTAAATCATATCAACAATGAAGGATTTTTTGAAAATCATTCGAATCTAGATCTCGATAGACCAAAAAAGTTAGGAGTGAGTCTTAAAAATTTTCAAGAAAATAGAAATCCTTCAATATTGATTGCCACTCAGCACGATAGAAGCCTTCAGTGGGAGGGGCAACCTTCCATGGCGACTTGGACCAGTGAACAAATTTCAAAAATTAGACAATACACAGATCGACCTATAGTAGTAAGGCCCCACCCTCGATGCAGATTTTCATTGAATATAGCCGGAGTGCGGTTAGAAGTACCAAAAATGATTCCCGGTACCTATGACGATTTTGATATCAATTACAATTATCATTGCGTGATAAATCATAATAGTGGTCCAGCGGTACAAGCAGCCATACATGGTGTTCCTATTATTTGCAACAACAGTTCCCTAGCCTATCCTGTTTCGGATAAATTGGAAAATATTGAAAAAATTGTCCTACCTGACAGAGAACAATGGTTACTAGATCTAACTCACACCGAATGGACCGTGGACGAAATAGCCGACGGTATTCCCTTTAGAAGAATTTTAGAAAAAATCTGATAAAAATATTGACTTTCATTTTTAAATAGTGTAAAATTTAAAAATGTTATCATCGAACCTTGTCGAAGACATTTTTTTAGAGTTTTCTAAACTGTTTCATCTGGGAAAAATTCCAGTACAGCCTCATGACATTTCGGTTATCGTAAATTTTGAGGGAGTTATCTTAGATAACAAAGCCCTGACACAAAATCAGGGAAACTATGTCCTTAAAATTCTTCAAAAATATCAAAATTTTTCCAATCTCAATGGTCTGAACTATTCTGAGACTTTGAAAAATCCTCAATGGAAACAAGATTTTAGGATATTAGACCTAAGCAAGAAGATTTTTGTATCCCAGGACCAAGAGAAGACCATATGGGTTTGTTTAAAATTTCCTTATCAGTTAAAAAAGGAGTTTGATTCGATATTTTCCAACGATGGCAAATCTTTTTCGTGGGACCATGAAAATAAAATTAGAAAAGAAAAATTATATAATTGTAATCTAATCAGTCTCTATGATTTTGCTCAACAGAACTCATTCGACATAGATGATAGCTTCATGAGTGCTATGGCACAAGTTGAAGAAATTTGGCAAAATCAAGAAGATATCATACCATCGTGTACTGACGACGATGGAAAAATTACATTAAAGAATGCATGCCAAGAAGCCTTAGATTATTTTAATGAAAATTTTTCAGGTTGTCGAAACGATGATTTATTATTGGCAAAGAGTATGGGGTTTTTATATGATAAAACTCCTAAAAATGCCATCGAATCTATAGCAGCCCACGATAACAATTATTTCTGGATTAAAACTTTTGATGAGTATTTTAATACGATTCAAAGTGTCAACGGAAAAATAGTTATTGTTCTAGATAGAGCAGCTGATGCTTTTGACTGGTTGAAAGATTTTTCTCAATTTGCCGAAAAATTTCAAATTTCTTCGAATGAAATTAAGGTTTGTTTTAGAGAAGAAAAAAATACCGATAGAGGCATCAATCAATGGATTAAAGAAAAAGGATATGGCGGTAAGGTAGAAGAGGGAAAGATTTTTATTTTTCTCCATAAGCCAGCTAAATGGTTGTTCAAAGACATAAAAAATGTTAAAATTGTTACTAGTACTAGTTTATACCCGGCACCAAATCTCATAGCACGAGATTTTTTTAATAGTCAATCTTGTGTGATTTATCTAGGAGACATTAAGCCGTCGGAAAAAAAGGATCAGCGAATTGTCGAATTGTAAGCTCGTAATTAAAGACGAAGTAAACATAAAACTTGAAGGTCTCAGTGTAGAAACGAGACGAAAAATAGTCAACAAATTAAAGTTTGATCTTCCCTATGCACGGCATATGCCAGCATATAAACTTGGTAGATGGGACGGAACTAAAACCTATTTCGGCATCGGCGGTACTGGGTATCTTGCACATTTAGATGTGATACTTCCTATTGTTGAAGATGCCGGATACGATATAGAAATCGAGGATCTACGAGAACATAAGACACTGAGTTTTCCTAGCATAGGAGAAAATTACTGGGCAGACAAAGGTAAGACTTGGCCCAAGGGTCATCCTAATGCTGGACAACCTATTGTACTTAGAGATTATCAATATGAAGTTATCAACAGATTTACAGAAAATCCACAATCATTACAGGAGGTAGCCACCGGTGCTGGTAAAACTATTACTACTGCGACGTTATCGCATCTTTGTGAGGTATATGGCCGTACGATGGTTATTGTTCCGAACAAATCGCTTGTTGTACAGACTGAAGAAGACTATAAAAATCTCGGACTAGATGTTG